CCATAAGAAGTTTTTTCTTTTATCTGCGTTAATAACTCATTTATTGCAGCCACTAAATTTGTTGCTGTTGTTTCTAAGTTTTGTAAATCGCCTAATTGTAATGGCAAGCTTAAATTTAAAGCAGAAAATTCTTCTTCTAATTCATCAAGTTCGTTGTTTAATTCTTTAAATCTTCTAAAATCTGATTTAACTCCTGCTCTTGGTAAATTCATTTTTCTTCTCCTTCCGTAAACTCAATTACATTTTTATCTATAAACATACGAGGATTGTCCAATATTACTTGGTGCAGTCCTTTTGCAATTTTGTCTACTATAATTTCTTCTTGGTCTCCTAATTCTATTCCTATATCCCTTGTTATGCCATGAACTAATTCATGTAAGAATGTTTGTTCTTGTTGCTGAACGTCACCCATTCCCATTTTAATTCTTATTACATGATTGTAATATTCAATAACTCCCATTACCTCTCTACCGTCTACCGTTAAAGTGTCGTTAGTAAATTCTACGTCATAATAACAACTTCCTATTCTAACTACTCCGGGTATGTTCATAGCTCCTCCAATTCAGGGAATATACATTCCATTATTTTTTTCATGTTAGCTTCTTCGGGTACTTCAATTCCGTTGTCTTTACAAAATTCAATTAACTTTGCTTTAGATAACATTCCGTTAGCCTCGTAAACGAGTTTTACATAACCTTTTAATAATTCTTGACCGTTTATACCACTTTCGCTATTTTGTTCGTCTACGGTAGGTTTAAATGCCTCACCGTACATTTGTTTGAGTTTGTCATAAGCAATTTGTAAATGCTCGTCACACAAAAATAAGTTTTTAAGGTTGTATTTATGTTTTGTGTTGCCTATTACATATGTTGCATTTTTCTTACAACCTACTGCTGAACAGTGCCTATTCGACACATTTGTTACTCCAAACATTGTATCCTCCTAATTAATTATCCCTTTTCTTCTTCCTTTTTTAAGTCTTTTTATTTTCTCACGCTTGTGCCTTTGTATGATATTTTCAGGTTGTTCTATTGGTTTTGTATTGTGTCTTGGACTTCCTATGAGTAAATATTTTAATGCGTCTGCTGTATTATCTATTGCTGAATTTCCTGCTATTACATCAGGGTTGTTAGGGTCTACTGTTAATTTAGGTAAATGCTTTATAATATATTTACAAGTGCTGAATATTTGTAGTTTAGCTGTCTTTTTACCGTCAATTCCGTTAGGATATGGTTTTAAATACTCATGTATTATGTCTTTTCCTAACTTTCTGTCTGTGTTTGCTCTTACTGTTGGATAATTAAACCCTGCTTCTCTGTAAATATCCATTAAACTTTTACCTGTGCCTTTTGCTGTATCTTTATTGAAGGCGTCTAACCCAAATATTACATATTGTAAATTTTCTTTAGTTGTAAATTCTAATGAATCAGTGTTATATCCTAAGTGCAAGCTCTCAATTTCCTGTTTTCCTTCTTCTGTTAAGTCGATTAAGCAATCCTCCATAAACTTTTTTGCTTGGTCTGAATAATAAACAATATCTCCCTTTCCTTTTTCGCAAGTGTATTCGTAATAAAGGTAAGTTGTTCCATCTTCGCTAATTGCCGCTTTAAACCAACAATAAGGGTCTCTTGGACCTCCTAATCCGTTGTCAACACTTCCCCACTTAATCCAGTGTTCAGGTATAGGAAACGGGTTTACAACATGTATTTCTCTTGAAAATTCCGGAAAAGCCGTCATGTCTCCGGCTGATAGTGCATCTTCTATCTTTTCTGGATAGTTTAACATCCATGTATTTTTTAATGTTTTCTTAGTTTGTTCGTGCCATTCCTTTGTTCTTCGTGGGTCTGCGTTCCAAGATAGGAATATTAAATGAAAGCCAAATTCGTTTGAATCTAAGCAATCTGTTACTATTTCTTCAAAATACGAACCTCTCTCGTTTGTCGATACTCCTATAAACTTACCGCTATCCGGTCTATTAATTGTAGGATATGCAGCAGAGAATACTGCTTCTGCGTTATCGTGTCTCGCCCACTCGTCAAATAATAGCAAGTCAACGGTTAATGATTGTCCTGCTCGTTCAGTTGATACAAGTCCTTTTATATGACTTTCAACTCTTATTCCTTGTTCGTTTACAGGGTGATATATTGTTATTCCTGCTGATTTTTTCTCGTATAAAAAAAGATTTGCAATAGACTCCGTTTCTTTGCTTTTCTCTTGTATAAACCATTTAGGCAAACGAATGAGTATATATTCAAACCTATCTATTGCTTCTTTCATGTAATCTTCTGTTTGTGAAAGTATTGCTACTGTAAACTGTTGTATAGCAAAACATTCATGTAAAGCGTATGAAATTATTAGCCATGTAATACCTAACTGCCTTGCTTTAATGACAATGTTAAGTTTATGTTTAATCATTTCGTCTAATGCTCTTAACTGTTCGGGAAATAATTTAAACAAGATAGAACGTTCTTCAGGTGTTTTACCATCTTTGTTTTCAATGTAGACGTAATTGTGTATGAAATATTTTAAGTCACTCTTTATTTTCCTACGTTCTAACTCTCTCCTTGCCAACTCTTGTCTTGCTGCTATGGCAAGTTGTTGTTGTTCTGTTAATTTATCAATAGCTATCACCTACTTTAAAAGGCAAGATAGGACAGTGGAGGTAGGCTGTCGCAATTCTTGCCTTGGACAAGATATTACCGTTGTCGTATTCTTCGGTTTACTCTTTTATAAGAATCGTGGTACATTAGATTTTCTATTTTATCACCCAATGGTATTTTGGGTTTAGTCAGTTTCGTTAGTTTTTTATAAATTTCTTTGTCTTTTTCTTGTATATATTCGCCAATAGTCATACTCTCACACCCTTGTTGATATTTATGTATAGTTGTTTCTGTTTATCTTTTGCTGCTTTTATCAGTATTTTTTCTTTATAATTTTCATCAATCGTTACCCTTAATGCACAACTTCTGAAATAACTTCCTCTTGGCACTATCTTTCGTTCAACTTGCTTCTTGAATAATTCAGCACTATTTTTATTGTTAATGTGGCAATGATTTTCATGTTCTCCGTTTAGATTTGATATTGTGAAATAACTTCCGCAATCTTTGATGAATAAGTCATCCAAGACTTCAACTCCTTGTTTATAAAATAAAAAGAGACTAAAAATCTCTCCAATTCTTGTAATCGTCTTTAATTGCTTTGTAAAAAGGTATATATTCCTGCTTAATTCTTGTTATTGTGCCTTCATTGTCAACATTGATTTCAACTATCCATCCGCCTATACTTGTAGCTATACCCTTACCCTTCATCCATGGCGTTTGTGCTTGGAAGCTTGAAGTCTGGAAAATATGAACGTTCCTATAAAAGAAATATTCGCTTTTGTGATAATGTCCACAAGCTAATATGTTTGGTTTCTCCCCACCGCTCATAGCTTCAACCATCTTCTGCAATTTATATGAGAGCGCATAAGCAGTTCCGTCAATAGGATGCCTTAATTCTAAAGTACAATTAGGCGTTAAATCAATTACAGCACTTAATTGTCCTAAGTATTTCATATCGTCTCTTTGTGCTGCTATTGGATAGCCTATGTCATAGCCACAACGTCTTATGATACTTGCATCATGGTTCCCAGTAATGAAATGTGTTGTTATGCCTTCTCTTTTAGGGTATACCCTTACAATCTCTTTAACATGGTCGTCTGCACCTTGTTCATAACATTCATATTGATGTCCGGGACGCATTTGTTCGCCTTCGTCAATGTCTCCTGTATGGTAAACTGTATCAATACCTTCTGCTTTGCATATATCGTAAAACTTATGTAAGTGAGTTAATTGAGTATACTTTGAGTTAATTTGAGTATCTCCCATTAAACCAAAACGAATTATTTTATCACCGTTCCACTTATGCTCAATTCGGTTATCAGTAGGTACGATAATATTTGATATTTTTATTTCATTTCCTGCTTGCAGAACATTATATCCTTGACTTTTTATATCCTCAATTACGCTTTCACAGGTTTTCACAGATATATTTAATTTTTCAGATAATTCCTTAATATCAATTCCTTTTTTAAGGGTTTCTATTAAATTCAAGTTATGCTTGTCTTTATTTTCGGGAATATTATTCACCTCTTTATTTTTCTTCTTCCACCGCTTTAATTGCCTTTTAAAGCTATCAAACGATAAATCGTAATATTTACTATAATAATCCTTATAAACTTCTCTTGCTGTCATATTTTGATTAAGCTCGATACATTTTTTCTTGACTTCTATTGGTATTATATCCAAAGGAATCACCTCAATTTTTGTAATAAAAAAACACTTAGAAAAGTGTTAGTTGCTGTTTATGGTTTTCAATTCGTTCTGTTGCTATATTAAAGTAGCCTGTATCTAACTCAAATCCTATGTATTTTCTATTTGTGTTTATACATGAAATTGCTGTTGTGCCACTACCCATGAAAGGGTCTAACACTACATCGCCTTCTTGAGATGAATTAATAATGAAATTCTCAACTATGTTTAAAGGTTTAACTGTAGGATGTCCGTACAGTTTTTTGTCCTTTTGGTTTAAAGGTGTCACATAGTACGTAAATTTCGTCTTGAATTTACCTCTAATCTTTACTCCTTTCTCCCTAAAGAACAGTATGAACTCCGTATCTGTGAGATATTTATTTCCACAAGCCGGTATAGGATTGGTTTTGTGCCATGTAATGATATTCCAATTACATTTTTTATCTCTTACGAAATAATCGAGTAAAGGTATAATCTGTTTTTGACTACAGAAGATATAAATGTTGATTTTCTTCATTACTCGGCAGCACTCATCAAGAATTTCTTTTGAAAATCCGTCTTTCATGAAATTAAGCTCTTTGACGTATTGCTTGTCGGCTTGCTTATAAATCCCCGCCCCTGATGTTTCTATTTTATAGGGAGGGTCTGTAACAACTAAGTCGATACTGTTATCAGGTATCTGTTTCATCCCTTCCAAACAATCCATATTATAAATTTTATTGATAGGTAACATTTAATCACCTAC